GTTTGGCTCAATGAGGCCAGAGAGCTTCCAAAATCTATCGTTGATGCATGTACGATGCGTGTTGGCAGATTCCCTTCTATGCGTGATGGCGGTCCGAGTTGGTTTGGCGTTATTATGGACACGAATGCTCCTGATGAAACGCATTGGTGGGGCATTATGGCTGGTGAAGTGCCTGCCCCTGAATATATGGCGGCTGATGAGAAGTTATTGTTAGTTAAGCCTGATGATTGGACATTTTTTACTCAAGCTGGTGCTATGAAGGAAAAGCGTAGCAGTGACGGTGCTTTAGAGGGCTATGAGAAGAATAGTAAGGCTGAGAACCTAAATAATATACAGCCCGACTATTATGATAAGATTATCTTGGGTAAAACCCCACAATGGGTAAAAGTATATGTATTGAACGAATACCAAGCTCTAATGGACGGCAAGCCAGTGTATGCGACCTTTAGAAAAGAAACTCATGTATCAAAGTCCCCTATTGAGCCTGTTGATGGTGTTGAGGTAATCGTTGGTATCGACTTTGGAAGAACCCCTAGTGCTGTCTTTACTCAGCAAGGTTTTGGTGGAAGGTGGACGATATTCCATGAAGTTATTGGTCAAGATATGGGGGCTGGACGATTTGCCGAAGTCCTTAAAAGGGAAATCGCTAGGAACGATTGGGAAAAGCATAGTTTTAAATTTGTGGGTGACCCTGCTGGTAATCAGATGGCGCAGACTTCTGAGCAAACACCGTTTATGATACTAAGGGCGGCAGGGATTAATGCTCACCCTGCTCCCAGCAATGACGCAGTTATGCGAGTTGAAGCAGTTGAAGGTGTCTTAAACCGTATGTCTGATGGCTATCCGTGTATGAACATAAGCCCGAATTGTACCACTTTAATAGCAGGGTTCGAAGGTGGATATCAGTATAAGCGTCAATATCACATGGGGAATGAACGGTATGAAGAACGACCTTCTAAAAACAGATTTTCGCACATACATGATGCTCTTCAGTATGCATTTTTGGGCGGGGGCGAGGGTCGTAAGGTAATCTTTGGTGGTAATAAGCCAGCATCCCATACTACAGTGACAAGAGGTGGTACGCCATTTGGTAGGCTAAAGGCTAGAAACAAGCTATCAAGAAGAGTAGCTGGGCTGTGAAGTGGATAATATGCTTTTGCGAAAGCAAAAATATAGGAATGTGGAAGCATTTTACTAAGCACAGAGAAGGTTTTAGCCACGTTTTTGCTTTAAGATTTGATACAGAGCATGATTTATGGACAAAGTATGAGTTTAGTACGCATGGTTTTAAATTTGATAACTATAAAGATGAAGATGCTGACTTGCTTTGGGCAAATATGATGAATTATTGGACGTGTGTAGAAGTAGAAGTAAAGAATAGTCCAGTATATCTGCCAAGATTAATGTATTGCGTTTCATTCATTAAACATATAGTTGGCTTAAATAAGTTTTGGGTATTGACACCCTACCAGCTCTATTGTGAATTGCTTAAAAATGGAGGTGTACTCATGTTTGATAAAAAAGGAGATACCAATGGGTAGTGTTTTTTCAAAACCTAAGATGCCTCAGAAAAGCCAAGAGCAAATTGCGGCTGAAAAGGCTGAAAAAGAACGTTTAGCTAGAGTTGAAGCTGAAGACAAAAGAAAAGCTGAAGAAGCCGAACAAAAAGCTACATCTAATTTAGTTGGTCGTAGGTCATTACAAGCGGCTGGTATGGAAGGTTATACAGGCTTTCGTAGGAAACAAATGGGTGCGGCACAGCCTACACAGGCTGGTGGTGGCTCTATGGGTACTTCCGTTACTGGAATTTAAGGAGCTAACATGTACGGTGCAGGACAAGGTGACGGAAATCCAACCGTTTCTGGTGGTGACGCAAAGCAAGAACTAAAACGTGTCATGGACAGATACAAAAAGGCCAAGGGTCGTTGGAACTCTTGGACGGATTTGTGGGAGGAAATCTATGATTACGCTATTCCTCATCGTGAGAGCTTCTTTCAGGAAAGCAGTGCAAATCGTAGAACAGAGAATATCTATGACGAAACTGCTGTTGTTGGTCTTCCTAAGTTTGCTTCTCGCTTACAACTTGGGTTTTTTCCTCCTAATGGTCGTGCATTTAGACTCGCCCCCGGTCCTGAGTTTCCAGACGAACTAAGAAGCAAATCCTTAGATGAAGAACTGGATAGGATTACAGACCTCATTCACGAAGGTTTGCGTAATTCTAACTTCAATGCAGAGATGCATGAAGGTCTTCAGGATTTAGGTATTGGAACTATGAACCTTCTTGTAGAAGAGGGTCGTTTCCAAGGTGATTTACACTTTTCATCTGTACCCCCAACTAATTTGGCTTTACTACCCGGTCGAATGGATGGTGTCTCTGATTGGTTCAGATGGAACAACAATATGGATATCACCGAAGTAAAGCATCGGTATCCTAAAGCTAAATATTCTGAAAAGATGATGTCTGAGCAAAAGCGCAATCCTAATCGCAAGACTAAGATTGTCGAAGCTACCATCTATGATGAAACAAACAAATTTAAAGACGAATATACATACTACCTGATATCTGAGACAGATAACGAAATCCTTATCAAAGATACATTTAAGGGTCGTGGTTCTATTCCTTGGATTACTACACGCTGGTCTAAGTCTGGTTTTGAAGTATGGGGTAGAGGTCCTTTACTACAGGCCATGCCAGCAATTAAAACATTGAATTTAACAGTACAGTTGATTTTAGAAAATGCTGAAATGGCTATTGCTGGTAGTTATATATACGATGATGACGGTGTATTTAATCCTGACAACATCACGATACAACCCGGAACTTTTATCCCTCGAAGTCCTGGGTCTTCTATAGATACATTACAGAGTGCTGGTAGATTTGACGTAGCACAGCTTGTTTTGGACGATATGCGTAGAAATGTACGCAAAGCGTTGTTTATTGATGAGTTAGATACCAGACCTAACGCAAGAACACCACTTTCTGCCACAGAAGTATCTGAAAGACTAGCTGATGTAGCTAGAGATATGGGTGCTGTAGCTGGTCGTATGCAGAAAGAGTTTTTACAGCCGCTAGTAGAACGTGTTGTTTATATCTACAAGAAGCAGGGGCTGTTAGACATACCGAAGGTAGATGGCAGGGAATTGCGTATAGTTCCGGTCTCACCCCTCCTCAGAGCGCAAGACCAGCAAGACGTGTCTGATTTTGTACGCTTCCAGCAGACAGTCGCTTCTACCTTCGGACCTGAAATAACTCCAATGCTGTACAACCAAGAAGCTGTGATAAAGTATCTGGCCGCTAAGTTCGGTATTCAAGAGGAGCTTTTAGCTGAAGCAAGCCAAGTAAAGCAAAATGTTGAAACAATGCAACAGCTAATGCAAATGCAACAAGGAATGCCGCAATGAAGGAGAGAATAAATGTCTCAGTCGATGGTCGTGGATACAGCAAAGAAGTTGACAAAGACCTTAATAGTAAAGCCTATGGTCTATTCGGCTCAGGTATCGGAAAAGATTTTTTACATTACTTGGACTCGCTCACAACGAATAACGTATATCCTGCAGGGACTGGAATCGAAACTTTAGCCCATGCAGAAGGTGCTAGATGGATTGTCGCTATTATAAAAGCCAGATGTGAACAAGGGAGAAAGCAAAGTGATTAATAGACCACCAAAAGTTACAAAAAATATGGGGCAAAAAGCTACAAAAGTTTTGTATGATGACTTGGATTTTCAAGCCTTTGCAATAGGCAAAGGATACAAAACAAGACAAGATATTCAAGGACGCTCAATTCAGTCTAAAAGAAAAATTATAAAAGGATTTAGAAATGCTCAAAAAGTTGGAGCTTTGCCTTTTGGAATGAGTTCTGCAGAAAGAGAAGGCTTCTAAATTATGGCTAAACCAGCAAACCCAGCGTTATATGCAAGAGCAAAAGCTATTGTTAAGAAGAGGGTCAAAAAGTGGCCTTCTGCTTATGCTTCGGGTCAACTGGTACAGCAGTATAAAAAAATGGGGGGTACATACAAAACATGAGCCTCACCAAATGGTTTGATGAGAAATGGGTAGATATATCCACAAAGAAAGATGGTAAGCATCCTCCCTGTGGACGGTCTAAAGGTGATGGTCGTAGTTATCCTAAATGCGTTCCTTCATCAAAAGCGGCATCTATGAGTCCGGCCGCTAAGAAAAAAGCAGTGGCTCGTAAACGTGCTACCAACCCTAGCGGTGGTGGTAAAACACCTACCTATGCGAGGACGTAATGAGCAGAAACGAACCTAGGCAAACCACCCCCAAAAAACAGCGTCAATTAAGAAAAATGGGTCCTCAAACCTATGAAGATTTTTTTGCAAGTCAATCAAGGCTTGGAAAAGGCAGAGAATTGCAATCTAAAAGATATTATGAGGAAGTTAGTAATAAAATAAATAGTTTTCCAACACCTCCACCTCAGATGAAAATTAGTCCACCAAAAGGATTTGGAGAAGATAAAGAGGAAGACGGTCCTAGTGACAAGTTTGTTAAGTACATTTTAAAAAGAGTAAACGAAGACGATAGATTAAAGAAATTTAGGGTTGGAGGTTAGCATGGCTAAATCACCAGCTTGGCAACGTAAAGAAGGTAAAGACCCAAAAGGTGGACTTAATCGTAAAGGTCGTGCATCTTTGCGTAGACAGGGTAAGAATATCAAACGTCCTGTGTCTGCTAAACAAGCCAAGAAGTCTCCAAAAGCAGCCGCTAGACGTAGAAGTTTTTGTAAGCGAATGATGGGTATGAAAAAGAAGCTTACATCTAAAAAGACGGCTAATGACCCTAACAGCCGTATCAACAAAGCACTAAGGAAGTGGGATTGTTAAATGAGTGAAGAGGTAGAAGCACAAGTAGAAACCAATGAGGTTCAGACTGGAGAGTCGGAGCAACCTCAGGAAACTACTCAAGAAAGACCTGATTGGCTTCCAGAGAAGTTTGACAGGCCAGAAGAGCTTGCGAATAGCTATAGCGAACTGGAAAGAGCGTTTTACACACGCAAAGAAGATTTACGAAATCAAATTGTAGAAGAGCTAAACAAAGAAGCTTCAAGCAATGCACCTATCAGTCCTGCTGACTATGAATTGCAGTTTGAAGCACCAGAAGGCATTGAGTACAGCGTAGCTAATGATGACCCAATGGTAGATTGGTTTAGAGAGACAGCACACAATTATGGTTTATCTCAGGATGAATTTAATGGCTTAATGAATGAATATATTCAAATCGATGCCATGAGAGGTCCTGATTGGAATCAAGAATCAGAAGCATTAGGCGAATATGCTGAAAAGCGTTTAGAGCGTGTAGATGGGTGGGCGCATAATAATCTAAGCGCAGAAGCCTACAACGTATTTGCTAATGTCCCAGCATCTGCTGGTATGGTTCAATTGTTTGAAGAATTGATGGAACTGAATGGTCAGCCTCAGTTCAACATGACTTCAGACTCAGAGTTTCAGGAGCGTATTAGTCGTGAGGACTTAATGTCTATGCAAAACGACCCACGTTATTGGAAAGAGAAAGACCCAGCTTTTATCTCAAAAGTAAGGGCAGGGTTTGCTCAACTAGCAAGACAAAATGGATAATGTGAATTTTCTTATTTTGGCTTATATGAAACTGTGATTGTACTAGAAGGCCTTGACGCAAGGGATAATCGGCAACGACCCCAAGTAGATAGATAACCAGACAGAACAAAACTTAATGTAACTTGTAAAAGGAGGGTGTTATGGCAACACCAACAATTGATACCTCCTTTATCGAGGAGTTTGAATCTGGCGTCCACATGGCGTACCAGCGTCAAGGCTCTAAGTTGCGTGGGACTATTCGTACAGCTAACGGTGTAAAGAATAAGACCACCTTCCAAAAAATCGGTAAAGGTTTTGCTACAACCAAGGCTCGTCATGGTAATGTAGCACCAATGAATCTTGATCACACAAACGTCTCAGTTACCCTAGAAGATTACTTCGCAGGTGAGTGGGTAGATGATCTAGACCAACTGCGTATTAACCACGATGAAATGCTTGTCGCACAGCAGTCGGGTGCTTATGCACTAGGCCGCAAGACAGATGAGCTGATTCTGGCCGCAATGGACACAACTACCAATAACCTTAACGAAACAACTAACGGTATTACACTGGCATGGGCATTTAGCCTGATGGAAGCATTCGGTAACAACGATGTTCCTGATGATGGTCAGCGTTACTGTGTTGTTGGTTGGGAAAACTGGTCACAGTTGATGGACATTGATGAGTTCTCTCGTGCTGAGTACATCGGTACAGAAAACTTGCCATTTGCTAACGCCATTACTGCAAAGCAGTGGCTGGGCTTTACATGGTTTCCGTTCTCAGGCTTAGATGAAGCTGGTTCTGGTAACGTAGACCGCAAGTGTTTTGCTTGGCACTCTTCAGCAGTGGGTCATGCAATTGGCGCAGATGTTTCATCAAACATGCAGTATCACAACGATAAGGACGCATACTTTGTTCTGAATAAGATGCAAATGAATGCCACCCTCATCGATGCAGATGCATGTTATGAACTGCAACTCAAGAAATAAGGAGAGGTTCTAATGGCACTCGTAGACGCAGACTTCACCTTAGTCAACTACTCAGGCAACGGCTTTCATATTTGGCACTACAAATCTACTGCCGATGCCCTGAACACCATTGATACTGCTGGTTACTTTAATAATAAGTCCAGCGAAATCAATGTTGGCGATGTTATCTTTGTCAATGCCTCAAATGGCTTTGGCATTGCTACCGTTGTTTCCAACTCTGGCGGTGTAGTCGATACAGGCGACATCGTTAGCATGACAACAGATAGTCGCTAATGGCTAAAGCACCAACAAAGAAGGCGGCAGTGAAAACTGCCCCTTCACCTTCCCCAAAAGAGAAAACTGTCCGTGGTGGCAAAGTAGTTTTTGGTAAAGGCGTAACCTTAGGAAAGGGTGTAAAATGACTCCTTGTAAATCATGTCCATATCCAGGAAAGTGCAGAGGTGCTGGAAAGTGCCTAAACCCTCCAAAGGGCGGCAAAACTATGGGTAACAAAAAATCAGGATACGGTAAGTAATGCCTACTACTCCATCCACTGATATTGAAGTTGCACAGAAGGCTATGGTCTTAATAGGACTAGAGCCTTTGACTTCATTTACAGATGCTACTGATGAAGCATTGGTTGCTAACACAATATATGAGGATGTAGTTACTGATTGCCTTGCCCAACATAACTGGAACTTTGCGACAGGTCAGAAGCAATTAGCTAGACTTAGTGCCGCACCATTAGATAGATGGAGTGCGGCTTACAACTTGCCAACAAGTCCAGCAGTGGTTCAGGTGCTTACAGTTACTATTGATGATGTGCCTCAACCATACGACATTTATGAGCGTTATGTGTATATTAATGCTGAAGTAGCTGATGATGTTGTACTTAATTATATCTTTAGGCCTGATACTCAGTATTGGCCTCCTGCGTTTACTATGTGGGTTATTTTTAGACTTGCCTCTGTTTTGGCTTTGTCTGTGACCAGAAAAGGCGATGTCGCTACCTCTTATACAAGACTAGCAGATGAGCAATTTAGAAAAGCTAAAGCTAGAGATTCACAGCAAGTAACCACACAAGGCATTCGTCTAAACCGTTACAGCAGAGCAAGAGTTGGTGCATACCAGCAAATAGAAGGCACATAATGAATGGCACTTCTTCGTCAGTTTTACACCAACTTTACAGCAGGGGAGATTACACCCTTACTGTCTTCAAGGGTTGATTCTCAAGCATATAAGAATGGCGTAAAAAGCCTAAAGAACTTTCGTATTCTATCTCAAGGCGGTATTAGACGCAGGGGTGGATTGCGTTATCTTCAAGAACTATCTGACATACCATATCAAACAGAAACCTACATCTATGACGAAGATGAAGCTTATATTTTGTTGTTTTCTAATGGTCGTTTAGATGTTGTTGATGTATCAAGCCCTACTGCAATAGCAGACACAATTACATCATGTCCTTGGACTACATCTCAAATTGGTGAGCTAAAGGTAGCTCAATCTGGCGATACAATGGTTATTGTGCATCCAGATATGGTAATGCAAGAACTAACCAGAACATCTGCTTCTAATTTTAATCTTGCTAATTTTGCATTTAGCACCGCAGGAAATTATCTGCACCAGCCATATTTTAGGTTTATTGATCCTGCCGTAACTCTTACACCTCAAAATTCTAGTGCTGGTAGTCAAAATATAACTGCTAGTACATCTATATTTAGCTCTAGCTGGGTAGGAGAAACTATAGAATTTACAGATTCTGATGATGTTGTCCATCATATAGAAATTACCGCCTACACTTCAGGTACTGTTGTTGTAGGAACTTTTGATACAGCCCCTCATAATACTGATTCAAGAGCTACTTGGAAAGAACAGGTGTTTTCTTCTCGTAGAGGATATGCACGTTCTGTTACATTTCATGACCAGAGACTAATATTTGGTGGTTCAAGAGATTTGCCTAACCATTTGTTTATGTCTCAAACTGGTGAGTTTTTTAACTTTGATACTGGCGAAGCATTAGATAGTGAATCTATTCAGATACAGATTGCTGAAAACCAGATATCTGAAATCAAAGCACTTGGGTCATTTAGACATCTGACCATCTTCACATCTGAACAGGAACTGTTTGTTCCTACTACAGAGAACAGGCCTTTGACACCTACTACTATTTCTGTGAAGAAGCAGACTTCTTATGGTAGTGGTGAAGTTACACCTGTTGAGTTTGATGGGGCTATGGTGTTTCTTACCAAGTCAAAAGGTGCAATTAGAGAGTTTGTATATTCTGATGTAAGCCAAGCATATAATGCTGATGCACTTACATTATTGTCACCACACATAATTGGCACACCCACACAGATGGTGTCTCAACGTGAAGCCGCAGACCAGATGGAAGCTTATATGTATCTGGTTAATTCAGATGGGAAGATGCCTGTATTTATGTCTATCCGCAAAGAAAACTTGCAGGGATGGTCTGAATGGTCAACAGAAGGTGACTTTAAGAATGTTGTTGTAGTGAACAGAAAGGTCTATTGCATTTGTGAAAGAACTATAGACGGTTCTACATTTACATCACTAGAGCTACTAGACAACGAATATCACACAGACTGCGCTATTAAAGACACAAACTCTACAGCCAAAACTAATTGGACTGTTGCACACATGCCAAATACGAGTGTGGTTGTTAAGTCTGACAATTACTCGATGGGTACATATACAACAGATGCAAGCGGTAACTTTACGCTTACAGCGGCTGTAGATAATATCGAAGTTGGCTTAAGCTATACACCCCAGCTAGTAACACTGCCACCAGAGTTTCAGCTACCAGATGGTATATCATTTGGTCAGAAACGCAGGGTAGTTCGTGCTGTACTGGACTTGAATGAAACGCTAAACGTACAAACAAAAGGTACGACATTGTTGATTAGAAGAGTTACAAATAACTTTGCCAATCAACCTGACCCTGTAACTGGTCGTAAAGAAGTGTATTTACTAGGATGGGGTAATGAAGGTACTGTAACAATAACCCAAGACGAACCGTTGCCCATAACGATAAACGGTTTATTGCTAGAGGTAGAAGTATAATGGGCGTTTATGCACAAGTTGCTGGGGCAGTAATTGGACTAGCGGCGGCTAGACAAGAAAAAGCCGCTTATGAAATGGAAGCTCGTTCTTATGAAGAACAAGCAGATACAGCTTCTATTCAATCTCGTCAACAAGAAGAAGAACGTAGACGTCAACTTCGTATGCAACTTGCTTCACTGGGAACAGCTATGTCCTCACAAGGAGTTGCTATTAACCCAAGGCAAGGTTCTATGGGTGCTATTCGCAAATCTGAAATAGACATAGCTAAAAAAGATATTAATTCAATTAAACTGATGGGTTTGTCTAATAGACGTAAATATCAAATTAGTGCAGCAAGCTCTAGGGCGGCTGGTAAAGCGTCTATGACTAAAGCATACGCTCAAACTGCAATGACAATTGGGCAAACTACAACACCGGGCGATTTTGGAATAAGTTAGGTAGTTAAATATGGCTTTTCAAAGAACAAAAGGTAGAAGCGTATATACACAACCGACAGGTATGCCTGATTTGTCTGGTTTTAAAAGAGCTGCACAAATGATGGGCGAGGTTGGTAAGATGACTTACAACCTTGGCACTGAACTTAGAGAGCAAAATTTAAACTCACTTATTCTGGAAGCAGAAGCAGAGGGAAGAACTGCTGGCGCTACTTATGATGCTGACAACAATTTAGTACCATTAACAAATCTTAATGTTTCTTCTGCCATTGAAAAGAGAGCCATTGGCGAAAAAGAAAAAGAAACTTTAAAGCAGTATTACAGAAAAGCCGCTATGCAAACATATATGTCTAGCGTTCAGAATGATGCTGAAAAGTTTGCCAAAGGTTTGTTGGCTGAATTTCCAAATGACCCAGATAAAATTAGAGGTGGGTTAGCTGGTTATTTAGAGGGTTTTGGTGACGATGAAGAAATCCTTTCATACATCAAGCCTATTGTTGTTAGTGAGTTTGTTTCTGTAGAAAGCACTGCTAATGCACAGCAGATACTTGACCAAAGAAAAGCCACTGAAACACAAAATCTACAAGCTATTAATGGCGATGTTTCTAAGCTAAGTGTTCTTATCAATAAAGGTCCTGCACCAGAAGATGAGGGGTCTGTTGGTCAAAACAAAATGATTTCAGAACTTCTTCAGAGCATTGAAGGCAAGTTTGAAGCTTTGCAAACTATTGGTTATGACGATAATAAAATACAAGGCCTTAGGGACACTATAGATGCCACGCTTACTCAAAGAGCTATGGAAAGTCATATTTCCAAGTTTTATGAAGCCAATGATTATAGCGAAGTAAAAACGCTAGAAGAAATACAAAGAATATCTCAGACCATACCTTTGTCAGAGCTTGATGGTGATAAATCTGTTCGCTCTGAAGTAGAAGTAGCAATGAGCAATCAGCTAACGAAGCTGAAAGAAATTCGTACTGCTCAGATTTCGGAAGATACTAAAAGACAAAAAGACAACTTTGAAGATGCGGCTCTTGGTATTCTTCTGTATCCAGAAGCATATACATTAGAAAGCATAATGAACCTAGATGTCGGCAATGACCAAATGAAAACATTGGTCACTTCTTTAAATACTGTACATTCAGCAATTGGAGATAAAAAGAAGGCGGCTCATAAACAAATAGAGGAAGATGTTAAAGAAAACTTTGAGATGGCAATGCTTCCTTTTTATGATGATTTTAGTACACAAGAAGCAAGAATAAAGGCCTCAGAAACAATAACTGCAATGCTTCCGTTTTTAAAAGCAAGTGAGCGAAAAGAATTTGTAACCAAACTTAATGAATGGGTCAAAAAACCTATAAAAGAAAACGCTATTTCAACTTGGGCAGAGCTTGACCTTGTTGCTCAAAACGAACTTATTGAGACTTCTGTTCTTGTATCAAAAATAGATGAACTGAGAGAAAATGGTCTTGTTGGAAATGATAAAACACTAGGCCAAAAAACAGAAGAAGAAGTAGTTAATATAATTCAAGCCCACGACTCTAAAAGAAAGACCTTTATAGAGAAACAAGAAAAAATTGCAGATGCTAGAAATAGAAGGCTTCATGGTGATTTTTCAAACAAAGATGACGCTACTATTCTTGCTGAAGAGTTTGCTTGGGAGCTAAAAAAAGACCCAGAAGGCAATACAATTTATCACCAAGACGAATATGTTCGTGAAGAAAACCTGAGCAAAGCTATTAAGTTTACACTAGCCTACAACGTATTGCATCCAGATGTTGAGAATGCTTTAAAAGGATTAGGTAGCATTGGCGATAATGAAGATGCCTTTAAAACAAAGGTTCAGTTGTTTGATGTTTTGTTCAGCAGTGTTCGTAATGGCTCTTACAAAAAAGGTCAGACTGATTTTAAAATGGGTGAGCTTTTGACTATTAGCTTGTTTGATAGTCAGGGGATTAATGTTCACGAATATCAAACAGCTAAAGAATTTGGCTTTGTAAAATTTAGAGAAATGAAAGCTATATCAGAATCTGATAATGCTCAAAGAATTACAAGAAACTTAGAGAATGAATTTGGCTCTTTAAGGCAAGGCATTCAGGAAAACTATTATGAAGCGATTAATAGTGCTGGATGGCGTGACCTTCTAAAGATAAGTTTGTTTGGTGCTGATAATCAAAGCGAAGAACTCGACTTCTTGATGAGTAGTTTAGCTGACAGTGTTCCTCCTGGACTTATTGTCAATGGCGATGCAAGTGATGCAATTATTGCAGATGAGCGTTTGTTTCAAATGATTGAAAGCTCAGTTATGAAGCAATTTGCAACAAAAAATCTACCTGTATCAAAGGAGTCTTTGCAGTTTGCTATTAAATATGCAATTGCAAAAGACATAGGCAAAAACATAGGCATCAATGTTGATTCTCAAGGTCAAGCTTATTGGACTACTAGTCCTTGGTATAACAAAGCTGTCGAAAGCATTGGTGATTCTATTGAGCTTGTTAAGGCTCATAATCGCTCAACGACAGTAGCTGATATTGTATTTCAGGACGTTAAGTTCAAAGCAATGAATATTCCGGGTGGCGGTGCTTTGATGAACAACAGACTTAGAGAGTTGTTAGAAGGTGATGGAGTAATATCTTTAGAGCCAAATTTGATTAGCGGTCAAAGCCAGTCTTATAGAGCTGTAGTATCAAATCCTGACGATAGGTTTGAAAGCTACACAATTTTGCCTGATTATAGATTTAATTGGGGTACTAGCGTTGGTAATGCGGCATATTTAGCGGCTGAGAAACGTGTAAGAAACAGCACAATTAGAAACTTTATTGCCAATGCTCCTGTATTTGGTCAGTTTGCAAATCAAGCGTTCATTAACAGGCAAATCACAAATATTATTGGTGACTTGAAGAATGATGCTGGGATTATTGGGGCTGATGAGCCTGAGAACTGGACAGGTTTAATGGAAACTTTCCAAAGCATTATGCAAGACTGGAATCCATTCTGGGACGAAACAACAGACCAAACATACGATGTTGGTGACGTTAAGGTGCTAAGGGACTTTATGAGTGGTGATTTTGGCAAAGGCGATTACATAAAGAAACTGGATGAATATTATGAGCAACGTTGATTGGGATTTTATCAAAGAACTAGAGGGTTACAAGTTACTAGGCTATGTGCCTGAAGATGCTAATGGTCAACCTCACGACAATTCAGGTGTTACAATTGTTTCTGGGTTAGATCTTTCTGAAAAGAACGACTCATACTTTGAAGGTTTGCCTGAGTCTATTATAGCAAAGCTAAGACCGTTTTATGGACTCAAAGGAGCGCAAGCAGATGCCGTTGCTGGCAATTTAAAGCTTGAAGATGGTGAGGGAACAACTTTATACGAACACACAAAGAAAAAAGAACTAGAGCTGTTAAAAACACGCTGGCAAGAAAAAACAGGCAATTCTTTTGATGATTTACCAAAAAACCAAGCAACTGTCGTTGCATCTGTAGCTTTTCAGTATGGTAAATTAGAAACAGAAACACCTAATTTCTGGCGTCAAGTAACTACTGGTGATTGGGAAGGTGCTGAAGCAAATCTTGCTAATTTTGAAGATAGCTGGCCTACTAGACGTAAAAAAGAGTTAGCGTATTTAAAAAAAAAGATTAAGCCTCTGGTAGAGCCTGTAGATGTACAGGCAGAAGTTCAGCCATTCTTAGAAGAGCAAAGAAGACAAGCTCAAGTTGTTCCTCCAATGGAGGAAGTAGCGGCAGAACCTGTTGGTGAAGAAGTTGCACAGCCTCCTGTAAAAGAAGTAACTGCCCCAGAAGCAGTTCCTGAAGAAGTTGCCGTAGAGCCTGTTATAGACCCTATACCAGAAGAAGAGTCTGTTTTTCCATCTGGTCAACAGCTAGAGCCGATGGAAGAAGTCACTATTGAGTCTCAAAGCAATTTATATATAGATAGAATGACTAGGGCTACAGAGCCTAGACAGCCTTTGTTTACTCAAGAAGAATTACAGCAATACAGGAAAGAAGACCCTGCTAGACTTATTAATAGACTTTTAGAAAAAGACGTAGAGTCAGCAGGACCTGTATCTGAATTTATTAAAAATGAACAGTTTGGTTTAGCTGGTCCAATGTTGTTTATGGAAAACAATAGCGTTGTATGGAAAGCGGCATTTGAAACATTAAACCCTGTTATTGCATTTAGGGACATTGTTAATGATGCGCTTCATGCTGTTGATGATGATCCTGATTATGATTACTCAACTGACCCACAGTTAAAGCCATACGAGGATTCTCGTTGGAGATTTTATGATAGCAAAAGTTCTGTAGAGACAGCAAAGCGATTGGCAAGATTAAAAGATGAATGGGAGAACCAAGATGTTCTTAATTCATCTGCATCTTTGGGTGTGCAACTTGTAGCTGGTTCAGCAACGCCTAGTACATTTTTGCCTATAGCACCTTTAAAACAAATGCAAAATGTCAGTAAAGTAGCAAGATTTGGGAGTGGTGCTGTATTTACTGGCGGTGCTGTTGGTGCTGAACAAGCATTTTTGCAAGCCGCTAGAGAGACAAGGGACTTTGGCGACACAATCAAGATAACTGCATTGGGTTCATTTGTTGGAGGCAGTGTAAATGCTGTATTTGGTCGCAGAATAGCCCAAGGCAAAATAGACAGAATGATGGCTAGAGAAAGAAAAGCTGAAGAAGCTTTTGGAGATGGCGGTTTTTATAGAGATGCTGGTTCTGGTGTTAATCCAGAAATAGCCAGAAGACAGATGTATGAAACCATCGAGCAAGAAGCGGCAAAGGAAACTGGTATAGGTGCTGAGAAAGTGCCGTTTAATCCCGTTTTAAGGATGTTACAGAGCCGAAATCCTCTAGTAAGGGGTATCACTGCTAAAATAGTTGATATGGGCGGTGTAATGCAGAAAAAAGTTGATGATGAAGTGGCAATGAGCCAATCAGTAGAAAGGGCTTTTACTGCTAAATACATTGCTCCTTTGTTAGAAGCTGTTAGAGAAATTGATGTTCAGTATCTTGCCTATAGAGGCGTTATTGCAAAAGAAGGTGATGTTGCACGTTCATTTCAAGTTGCTGGTCAGCAGATAAAAGACAAGTTTAATAGAAGTCTAAATGCTATGAGCATGAGCGAGTTTAGAGTTCGCATTGGTAAAGCAATGCGTAGAGGTGACGCAGACCCAATTAACGATGCGGCTACACCTTATGTAAATAACATTGCTAGAAAGTCTAGGGAACACCTTAACTTCCTAAAGAATGAGGCCGAAAGCGTCAGAATGTTTGAAACACAGGCAAGAAAAGCATTGTCTGCCGCTAGATCCTCTGGTGCTTCTCCTCAAAGAATTGCAGAACTAGAATCAAGACTGCAAAGAATTAGGTCAGAAGGTGTGTTTCTAAACAACGCTATATCTTACCTACCAAGGGTTTACAGAGTAGATAAGATTATGGCTAACGTAAATGGTTTTAAATCCATAGTTAGAAATCATGGTTCTAATGCTCTTGGCTTACGAGGTCAGGCATTAGATGATTATGTGGAAAATATCTTTGATAGTGTTACCAAATCTAAGCCATACATGGCTGTAGATGAAGGTGTTGAAAACCTTGAAGATGTTATTACTGCTGGTAGCGTGAAATCAAGAGAGTTAGATATATCTGATGAATTGCTGGAAGAGTTTTTAGAAAGCGATATTGAAGTTCTTCTAAGGCACAATACAAAGCAGATGGGTACAGATATTGAGCTAACAAGAGTGTTTGGTAGCGTTGATATGAAAGCTCAGATTGATGAAATAACTACAGAGTGGAGAAGGTTAATAGATAGAACCACAGACCCTGTAAAAAAAGCAGAGTTTGAAAAAGAAATGGTTCGTGACCTTAAAGACATCAGGGGTTTAAGAGATAGAGTTCGTGGCACTTATGGTGCATCTAAAGACCCTCATGCTATGTCTAGTCGCTTTGTTAGAAGCATGAAATCTTTCAATGTTATTGTTGGAATGGGTGGGGCAACTGTATCGTCTATTCCTGATATTGTTAGAACTGCAATGGTAGAGGGTATGAACACTACCTTTGAAAAAGGTTTGAGAAATGCATTTAGGGAAAATGCAAGGCTATTAAAGAAGTTAAGTATGAAAGAAATGAGAGCCGCTGGTGTAGCGGCAGATGCTACCTTAGGGTTGAGAGCTAGTGCTTTTGCTGATGTTGGCGATGTATTTGGAAACAGATTAGGTATGGAAGGTTTTCTAAACCAATCTGCCAGTGTAATGTTTTTGCTCAATGGTCTGAATGCATGGAATCAGATACTCAAAGAGTTTGCTGGTGGTGTGACCATGCTAAGAATGACAGACCATATAATGAAGCCATGGAACTCATTGTCTAAGTCATCTAAGCAAAAGTTTCTTAAAAATGGCATTGACCAGCAGATGCATAGCAGAATGCAACAGCAAATAAGAAGAAACGGTGAGCAAGTTGATGGCGAGTGGATGCCAAACACAGAACTTTGGTCAGATACAACAGCTAGAACAACATTTAGAATTGCTTTAGGCCAAAATGTTGACAGGATTATTATAACTCCTGGGGCTGGGGATAGAGCATTGTGGACATCTACTGAATTTGGTTCTTTGCTTACACAATTTAAATCCTATGGTCAGTCTGCTGTAATGCGTATGCTTGTCTCTGGTATGCAAGAGCGAGACGGTGCTTTCTGGATAGGCGGTGTTGCTCTTGTTGCTATAGCTGGCTTAGTAAATGAAATTAAAAGAGCGCAGTATGGTATTGATAAAAAAGAAAGTTGGAACGAAAAACTTATTAATGCCGTAGACAGGTCAGGTATTACAGGCTCGTTTATGGACATTAATAATGCATTAGAAAAAGTAACAAATAATGGATATGGACTAAGAGCGATGTTTACTAATCAGCCTCAATATCCTTTGCCATTTGGAGCTAAAGCTGGTGCATTAGCAGGCCCTGCGGCAAGCAACATTGTTAATTTTGCTGGCATAGCGGCAGATGTATTGGGCGGTAAAGCTGACCAAAAGACTTTAGATTCTCTTGGATTTATAACTCCTTATAGGAGTTTGCCTTATGCAGACCCATTATTTGACAGGCTTTACAACCAGTAATGTGAATAGACACAAAACTAGCAATAGGGAATAGATTAAGTATGGCTACTATAGAAATTGCAGATAATGACGCTAGAGTCCAATACACACAGGCCGTTGTTGCTAGTACCACGCAATTAACGATTGATTTCCCATTCTTTGACGTTGATGACATCAATGTTATTGTAACAACTGCGGCTGGTATTGATACTACGCTGTCCAGAGGTACAGGCACTGGTACGTTTGCTGTTACAGGAACTGCGGTAGATGATGGATTTTCTGGTGGATATATTACTCTTGGCGACAATTATAGTGCAGGAACTGATACGTTCACTATTTTCAGGGACATACCTGTAGCCAGAACTACAGACTTCCCAACATCAGGACCTTTTAATATCTCGTCACTCAATACTGAGTTAGACAAGATTATTGCTATTGAGCAAGAGCTAGAAACCAAGATTAGCCGTACAATGAAGCTGTCAGATTCTGATACTGCCGCTTCAATTACTCTACCTTCATCAGCAACTAGAGCTAACAAGTTTCTATCATTTGATGCTAACGGTGGTGTAACGGTATCAACTACCATTGGTGATTACAAAGGCACAGATACTACCACCACTACAGCCGCTTATGTAAAGCATGATGTTATTAAATCAACAACTGCGGCACAGTTAGATAACGTATATATCTGTGTAGCAGATTCAGTTATTGGTGATTTGCTTACAGACACAGACCACTTTGAATTGATTGTGGATGCTGTTTCTGCCGCTACATCAGCCACTAATGCGGCTACATCAGCCACCAATGCCGCTACAAGCGCATCTAATGCTTCTACTAGCGAGACTAATGCCGCAACATCAGAGCAAAATGCTGAAGACTGGGCTGTTAAAACAAATGGCATTGTTGATAGCACAGATTATTCATCCAAGGCATGGGCTATTGGTGGCACTGGTGTAACTGACGCATCTGGTGCTGGCCCTGCAAAGGATTGGGCGGTAGAAACTACAGGTCAAGTAGATGGCACTGAATATTCTGCTAAAGAATATGCAGTAGGCACACAGACAAGAGGCACAACTGGTTCTGCTAAAGACTGGGCTACTTATACGGCTGGAACTGTAGACGGCTCTGGCTATTCAGCTAAGTATTGGGCAGAACAAGCGGCCGCTAGTGCTGATAATTTTGACGATACATATCTTGGGCCGAAGAGTGCAGACCCATCTGTTGACAATGATGGTGACCCGCTAACGGCAGGGGACTTGTATTTTAACACAACCACAAACACAATGAGAGTTTATAGCGGAACAGCTTGGCAAGATGCGGCTGTTTCAACGGCTGGCTTTGCCTCTAACGGCTTTGCCATTGCGATGGCAATCGCCTTATAGGAGTAAAATATGGCACAGAATTTTCGCAGATACACACTTAATCAGGTAGGCACAGTAGCGGCTGATATCCCAGACGGTGCTGATTTTGATACTTACGACACCATTGTTGGCATTATGCTGGCGAATGTAACCAGCAATGCAATCACTGTTAGCTGTTACATTAACGATGGCACTAACGACATCTATCTAATTAAGGATGCGCCTATTGCGGCTGGCGGTGCTTTGCAAGTCCTGGATGGTGGTGCAAAGTTTGTAGTGCAGTCTGGTGACAGGCTGTGGGTGCAGTCAGATACAGCATCATCTGTTGATGTTTGGGTATCTGCTGTTGATGATATTAGCTCATAGGTGAAGCATGGGATATGTAGGCAATCAACAAGCAGAGGGTTTTGTCCAGCGTCCTACTAAGCAAGACTTGACAGGGGCAACTGGCACTAGCCTGACGCTAACTCATGCTGTTAGCAAAGAAGAAGATATAGACCTCTATATCAACAATGTAAAACAAGAGCCTACTACAGCATACACTGTGGCTGATACAGCCGTTACGCTGACAGGATCTGTAGTTGCTACAGACGATATCTATGTGGTTTACAATAGCTTGGCATTGCAGACTGTAGTGCCGCCTGATGGTTCTATTAGCACAGCAAAGCTGGCTAGTGGTTCTGTGACACAGGCAAAACTTGCTTCTAGCGTCACTTTAATTCCTACAGGAATGATTGCACCTTTTGCCATGAGTACAGCCCCTACAGGCTGGCTAGAGTGTGATGGCTCTGCTGTATCAAGAACAACCTATGCAGATTTGTTTACTGCTTTAGGCACAACGCATGGCGTAGGTGATGGCTCAACTACATTTAATGTACCTGACCTAAGAGGTGAGTTTATTCGTGGTTGGGATAACGGCAAGGGTACAGATAGCGGTAGAACATTTGCTTCGTCTCAGACTGATAATGCTAACTCTATTAGTCAATTTAATAGTAGTGGTTCTGGTCAAATAACTGGTTCGTCTTTTACAGTCACTGTACCTACTGATGGTTCATATTCAAGTTACTTGTCGATGGATGGAAGATTAACCACATACGGTCAAGGTGCTATTAGATTTCAAACAAACGGAATAGAAACAAGACCACGCAACATCGCTATGATGTACTGCGTGAAAGCATAGGGAGGCTCTAATGGCATTATCAAAAATACAAGCCGAAAGCATGAATCTCGCTGATACCTATGCGTTCACTGGTACTGTAAGCGGTGCTGGTAAAATGGAATTGATTTCGTCTGATACTACAGGCGCATCTAATGTTGCTTATGCTGATGTTACACTTAGTCAAAGCACAGATTACCACCATCAGATTTTAGTTATTAATGGCTATTATAATGCTAACAATTCACAAGATATGGCTTGGGAAACAATAGAAGGCGGTTCTGCTATTACTGCTAGTAACTCTTATTATTATCAATATACGGGCAGAAAGTTTGGCGTTACTGCGGATGGCGCAGGAAGCATGGGTGACACTAAATTTCGTTTAAATTGGTACGCAGTAGGAAACTCTAGTGGTGAAATGTCTGATTTGTACATTAAAATATTTAACGCCCCTTCTTCATCTTTAAGAACAACTTTTCATGGAGAAGTGAACGGATTTAGTAGTGATGGCAATATATACACAAACTTTTCCAATGCAATAAGAACTTCTGCCGCTGTATGTGAAGGGATTCGTGTTAAGGCTTCATCTGGGAATATATATTATTCAAACTATGCGTTATACGGAGTTAAACTATGACCAGATATAAAAGAGTAGACGGTCAAACAATAGCTTTGACTGATGAGGAAGAAGCTGTAGTTGTTGCAGAAGAACAGTCATGGGCAGACGGTCAAGCAGACCGTGACCTTGCCGCCCTTCGTGCAGAGCGTAACCAGAGACTAGTTGAGACAGATTACCTAGCGTTATCTGATAACACTTTGTCTGCTGAGATGACTACATATCGCCAAGCATTGCGTGACATAACCGACAGCTACACATCACTAGATGATGTTGTATGGCCTACGAAACCATAAGGAGCAATCATGCCATACATAGGAAAAAATCCAGTAGGCGGTGGCTTTCACAAGCTGGATGCTCTGACTGCCTCTGCCACAGCGACTTACGCTTTGACGCTAGGTTCTGCGGCATACTTTCCAGAGAGTGCTAACCAACTGCTAGTATCTCTGAACGGTGTTATCCAAGCGCCACAAGATAGCTTTACAGTGTCAGGTTCTGACCTTGTGTTTGACACGGCTCTGACAACCTCAGACAGCATTGACTTTGTTGTTGCGCTGGGTGATGTGCTGGCTGTGCAGACGGTTACTGATGGGGCTATTACGACTGCCAAGCTGGGCAATGATGCGGTTACAAAAGCTAAAATGGGAACGACTGAGCTAGACTTGTCTACCATAAAGGATGGCACTGGCACTAACACTGCCATGACAATTGATAGCAGTGGTGTAGCAAGTTTAACATCTGGCTCTATTGGTAAGATTGGTACGCCAGTATCGCTAAATGGATTAAGTGAGACTGAATACACCAGTCTGCCATCAGACGTTTCAGCAATAGATGTCACATTCGCTGCCGCTAGTTTTGGTACAGCAGATGGCTTTATAGGTGTTCAACTAGGAACAGCAAGTGGTTATGAAACATCAGGTTATTATGTAGCTAACCCATACATGACAAGTGGAAGCACATCTTCAAATCATAATACAAACTACGCTGATTTCAGATTGTTCAACTTTGGCAATGTAGCAAATGTATTTTACTTCCATTATAGAATTATGAACCATGGTTCTAATAACTGGCTTGCCAGTGGACATGGTTATACAGAAAACGGTTCTTATTATGTCTGGCTTACTGGCTACAAGTCTTTGTCTGATACTTTAACCAAAGTAAAAATCAAAACAGCCACTGGCAACTTTGATGCTGGCACAGTCAATGTTAATTATTATCGGTAGGAGACTGACATGGCTTTAATTAAACTAAACAATCAGTCTCTGTCTGCTATTACTAGCGCAGGGTTGCCCAGTGGTACTGTGTTGCAAGTTACACAAGCCGCCTTTACTGGTTCTGATATTGATACAACTAGCACAAGTTATGTATCAACCCCAGTTACTCATAGCATTACACCTGCATCAACTAGTTCTAAAATTTTGGTAATGTTGTCTGGTGGACATCTTTCTTATTATGCGGTTGGACAGCTTTTTATTAAAGTAGTTAGAACTATAGGCGCAACATCAACAGATGTTTCAAGTTCTCCTCAATGGTCAAGACCACATAATGGTGGAAATAATTATGGAAATACTACTAGTGGAAATTATTTAGATGACCCAAACACTACAAGCGCAGTTACTTATACTGTTCATATAAAAACAAGTAATGGTGCGCAGTTAGTTTTAAGTAATACATCTAATTTGATTACGATGACACTCATGGAGATTGCAGGGTGAACCAGAACGATATCCCTTTGGTGGCTGGTGGCCTGACTGCTCCGTGGTGGGTAAACGCAATGAATGATTGGCTTTCATTAATAGCTGTGATTCTTACCATAGCATTGCTTGCTCGTAATCTTTGGAAATCAAGGAAGGATGATTAAATGTCAGATAGTTTTAAACAAAGATACAAAGGTACTAGAGCCAGAGGAACAACTACTGGCTTTGCGGAGTTTGGTTCTCAAATTTCCGGTTTTGCAACAAAGGTAGTAAAGAAGATGGGTAGTCTTTTTGGTTCTACCAAAGCAACAGCAGAGGACAAAACAACTTATCCTTCTATGCAAAAACTTAACAGAAGATAAGTTATGATAGATCCGGCCACCATAGCTTTGGCGGCTAGTGCATTTGCGGCAGTTAAGAAAGGCATAGCCTTTGGTAAAGACATTGAAGGAATGTACAAAGACGTGTCTCGCTGGATGTCAGCGTGCCATGACATTGAAACTAAGCACAGTAAAGTCAAACGTAAGAAAGGCCAGTCTGTCGCTGAAGAAGCGATGGAAACTTGGGCGGCTGTTCGTAAGATTCGTCAACAACGAGAAGAGCTTAGGCTTTATATGCTTAGTATTAACCCTAATGCTTGGAATGACTTTGTTCGGTTAGAAGGCCAAATACGTAAGAAGAGGGCAGACGAAGCAGAGGCAAAGCGCAGACAGATAAAGAAAACTGTTGAGATTGTAATGATTGTACTTCTTATGATTTGTGTAGGTCTTGCGTTTGGTGCATTGGTTTGGTGGGCTTTGCATTTAAGGGGGTTAAAATGAGTGCAGAAGATGTAGCAAGAAAGATGCTAGAGTTACGCATCCTACCACGTTTTATGATGCTGTGCATGACAGGCGTTTACATACGCTGTATTGAATGGGCGTTATCACAGCCAGATTTATCCACACAGCAGAGTGCGTTGATAAGCGTAGTTACTGGTGCAATGACAGGCTCGTTAGCGGTTTGGTTAAACTCAGAGAAGTAAATGCCAGCAAAGTTGAATGAGAACACTGAGGTTGCATTACCGCTACGCAACATTATCAGCATGGTTGCGGCAGCTAGTTTAGCAACGTGGGCTTATTTTGGTTTGATAGAAAGATTAAACACATTAGAAACTAACCAGACCATGATGCAGTCTGACTTAGAGCAAAACACAGAGTTTCGGATTAAATGGCCTAGAGGCGAGATGGGTAGCTTGCCAGCAGATAGCGAACAGTTCATGCTGATAGAGCATTTAGCTACTGAGTTAGAGAAGTTGCAGAACGAAATAGAAGGTGGCAAAGCACCTTATGATCAACAGCAAAAGCTGACTCTTGAGTTTTATGAGAAGCGTATAACTAATCTAGAAGAAAACTTAGAGAAGATACGGAACGGTGGTTGAACTAACCTTTGTATTATTATTGGTAATGGGTGGCGAGAGGGTAGAGTACACGCCTTATCAATCTTTGTCTGAGTGCTTGTCTGTACGCAGAAAGATTAAGCGTAACGTAGGCCACACTAATAACTTTGACCAGAAGTGGTCATGTAAAGAACTAAAAGTTAAGGTCAAAGACGGTAACATAGTGGAGTTTGTAGAATGATACAGTTACTAGGCGTTGTAGGTAATCTTGCTCAAACTTTTTTAGAAGGCAAAGTACAGAAAGAAAAAGCCAAGTCAGAGATTATGAAGACTGCGGCACAGCATGATAGCAAGTGGGAACTTATCATGGCTGAGTCTACCAAGGCGTCTTGGAAAGACGAGATAATTACTATAGTTGTACTAGCTCCATGTGTACTATCTTTTGTTCCTGGCATGGAGACTGTAGTGCAAGCTGGGTTTAAAAGGCTTAGTGAGTTACCAGACTGGTATCAGAATATATTATATGTGACGATACTTGCTGGTTTAGGCTTAAAAGGATTAGATAGATTTAAGCGGAAGTAGGGTCATGCGGTACGGCATCTATTGCCTCATACCCTAACACCTTATAGCCTTTTCTAGTTGTAGCCCATTTACTATTTTTGATAGCTCTAGCTAATCCTAAGTCAATGGCTGTTTCTTTATCTATAGCGGATACTTTGAGTTTTCTTTCTATAGTTATTTCCACATAAACATCAAAGTTTTCGCAATATCTGTATGGGTCTTGTGTTGTTGTATTAGTCATAATAATCGCTCCCTATGATACAGCTACACGCTCACCTCTGCCTTCAAGTATATCATCAATAAGAAATACCAGCATTCTACCGATAGATGCTTTGTCTTCGCTATCTCCATATCCCCATACAAGATAGTTAGTACGACCTCTATCGTCTTCTGTGACAGTAACTGTTACCTTAACTTCTCCAAAGTGTGTGTGTTCTACGTTTACAAACATACTGCGATACGAAGAGAATATCCCTGAGCCAGTGACCCAGAGACATCCCTCATATTGCTGAAACTCAGGTGAGAATATAACAGCTTTCTTAGCCAGTATGTTTTGCATGTCTCTATCGGACAATACCTCATGTGTCATCTCTATAAGCCTTAACTGGTAATTCTCTTGGTTCTGAATAGTTTTCATATTTTTTCTCGATATTCTGCCAGCCTATGTCGTAGTAACAAGACTCGCAGAATATATCCATTGCGGCTGTGACGGTATAACAATCTAATTCGTTGTTGACCATCTTGCCGCAATTACGACACCGAGAAAAGATATAAGTTATCGTATTACGTTCACGCTTCTGCGCTTGCCTTGAGAGCCGCTTTGGCATTTTTGAACTCATCCGTAATTTGTTGCTTGCTAGACTTTGATAGCTTTCCAATAGAGGTTGCATGACTACGCCAAGCCTTGTCAATGTCGTCAATCGTGGTCGCTGCACGAAAGTCACGAATGATGTCATCCGTATCATCATCTAGATCAAGCGGTAAGTCTTCACCAGCATAGAGATTGAGGCCAAGGCCATGAAAGGCGATAGCTTTGACCAAGCAACGCTGATGAGCCTTGTTGACCTCGAAGCCGTCAGGATGAGGCACAGACTTGTTCCTGAAGTCTAGCACAGGCATGATTTCTGTGTGTGATAGACCTTGGATAGTGACAGTGACAGCAACGTATGTATGACCTTTAGTGTCACGCATAAACGGTAGCGGATTGTCTTGATTGTCACGGAAGATGTGCTTTTCGAAGTTGGACTCTGGATACTTCTCTTTGACATAAGCCCATGCCCATGCCCATGAAAGATAGTCAAAGTTGTTTTTCTTATCGACTTGAGCCGATACGTCAAACTTAGATAGGATTGACCACGGTGAATCAGTCATTGTGAATCTCCTCATCAAATACTGCGTGAAACTCTGCCCATGCATCGTCTAAATTAACAATTGCATCGTAGCTTGGGTGTCTAACTTGTCGGTATGCTATAGACATAGCAAACATAGCTTCGTTAGCACGTTTAATTGCTCCGATTTGTTCCTCTGTTAATGCATATACAGTTTTTACTTGTGGCTTTACTTTCTTTGGTCTGCCTCTAGGCATCTTTGTCCTCCTTAGGTGCAATGTGAGTACAGGTTAGTGTGCCACTGCGAGAACGTGTAACACGAATCTTGTGGCCTTTAAGATTACCGCCAATGTCATAGTCCATTCTACGACATTTAGCTGGCATTCTATCCTTAAACATAGTTTTGGCTTCATCACTGACGCTTACAGCTTTCTTCGCATCGATGATGTGCTGTGACTGGAAACCAAACAGATGGTCATCTTCATCAGACCAGTTAGGTAAGTCACGCATATCCATTGTAAACATATCAGAGTAATCTACAGGTGGCAGAGCCTCTGGAAGAGCATGTGTATCGTGCTTGTACATTTGCCAGAACATACGGCACTGGTTCATGTACTGTTCACACCAGTTAGTGTCTTTCTTGATCATACGCCATTCTAAACGACATCTAAGACCAAATAGGGCAACGAGATAGCAACGGTCGCTACCAGCCACAAGCATATGGTGCTGACATTGTGGCGCATATAGTTCACATAGTTCGTCCATGTCCTTAAACCCAAAATGAGTTTTAATTTCCAATGGAGCAGAATCCCCAGCAACACGACCATCAAAGGTAGAATGCATAGGGATATCGTCAATAAGAATAGTTTTTCCACCGCCACGAAAGTCTACCTTTCTTTTTTCTAGTGCTGACCATTGGTCAATAATGAATGACTCCATGTGTGAGCCAGCGTCTAACATCAACTGTGTTTGTTTGTTGGGCTTCCAAACCTCTTCACCCAGCTTTTGTCTGATGAGAGTTACCCATTGTGCAATGTCACCAGAGGCGATGACCTTTGCGTCTGATGAGCCGATATAGGTGGCTCGTTCCTTAATTTGTGCTTCTGTTAACATGGTGATTGCTCCTCACGTTCATCTAAATATCGATTCCAGCATTTGCATTCACCATTTTGTATCTCATCGTGACTGCACTCTTCTGGGCAGTTAATGATGTTGTATTCTTTTTCTTCAGACATTTATTTCTCCTTGTAATCGGCCAGCTTGTATAAGTCAGGCCCGCATTCATCGGCTTGTGCATCCGCCCATGCATCTTCTACAGCATCACGGAAGCGGTATTGGTCAAAGTTTCTGCCAGCAATCTCCTTTACTTTTTTTATAAATAATTCTTTGTTTGTAGTGATAGGTGCAATCTCAGTGGCAAGCCACCGATAGTGTTTGCGAGTCATGCCCATGTTGTCCTCCTTGCATAACAATTCACATTAGCATATATTTGGCTTATGTGATAGGTGAAGTGAATGAGTGAAACAGCTTTTACCTCTAATTTAATCAAACAATTTCAAAGACGTAGGTACGAATTAGGACTTACGCAACCTGAAGTTGACCAGAGGCTTGGCGTTGCGTCAGGCCTTTGTGCTAAGTGGGAAATTGGTAATAGGAAGCCAACGCTGTTTAATGCATATTGTTGGGCTGAAGCCTTAGACCTCGAGATTAAGTTGGAGACTAAAGATGATAGTGTGTGGGATTGACCCCGGACTGACAGGTGGCATCACTTTTATTCATGGTGATGAAGTGGCGGCATATAGAACTCCTGTCGTTACAGTTAAAAAGAAAAAACTCCTTAACCTTGTTAGAATAGTTGATTATCTAAAGGTATTTGAGCCAAATATAGTTTACATTGAGAAGCAACAGTCTATGCCGAGGCAGGGTGTAGCTTCTACATTTAAGACAGGACTAAACTATGGCCTGTATCTTGGTTTATTTGTAGCTTTAAATATTGAGTATGTTGAAGTGAGAGCCGCAAAGTGGAAGAAAGACTTGAATGTTTCTTCTGACAAAGATTTAGCTAGAGCAAGAGCAGATTACCTACTACCCCAAGCTTCACACTGCTGGGAGTTGAAGTGCGAAGATGGGGTAGCGGAGTCAGCATTGATTGCTTACTGGGGCTTGAACTGTGGCCAAGAACCGTAGGGATTAAAGACAGGATTCTTAGCAAGCTCATCCTTGATAGCTTTGACACGATTGGCTCTTGAATCGTTAGACACTTTGCCAAACAGAAAGTCTTCCATCATTGAAAGCTGATTGGCTTTGTATTTGTTTAGCCACGTTTCGTCTGGTTTGAACCAGTTTGCGTATGCTTCGGGAGAGCCAATAAAGTCTTCGAGGCATTCCGCTTGTACATCGTACCTCGAAAGACCTGTGAGACAGCACGCAACAAATAGCCTATCAAGCTTCTCATTATCGAGAGACATGCAGTAGCTAAGTGGGCTAGTTCCATCAGCCTCAAAAGCATCATGAGCAGCAGTTTGGTGTTTTTCAATAAGTTCAATATAGCTAGGTTCAGTGTAGCCATCTGGTTTCTCCCCTCCTGGGAATATTGTTTGACTTTCTGCGTAGATGTTACCTACACGATTGATTGCTGAGTAAGTGTAGCCAAGTTTGCGATGAACAAGCAGGGATTTCATTAGCTTGCTAACGGTTGCATCGTCACCGATAGACCACAATCTTGTGATTGCATAGTCAGCAAAATATGCATTAAGTAAGTCCCTTTGTGGGTTGCTGTAAGTCAGAGGCGTTACTTCTTCTTCTTCCTCTTCAACAGCTTCATCTTGGGCTTCTTGGGCTTCCTTCATGTCCTTGAGTACCATCTCTTTCGTATCAAGTCTGTACTGGTACGAATTGTAGGTAACGACCATAATCATGTCTTGTTTGGTAAAGCCGTGGTCATCACCATAGACAGCATCGAGTGTGCGACACTCTGGGGCATCCCAATGATACTGGTCTTTGAGATAGATAACGTCCATATATTCTTTGCGGTAGTTTTCACATACGTTGAATATGTGGCTTTCTTGTAGATGCTCAAACGCATCTCTGTTTGTAATAAACTCTTCCTCACCAAATAGGTCAGCTTCTATACCGAGCTTTGCACGTTCCTTAGTACCAATGTCGAATAGAGCAGCGCTTGTAGGAATTTTTTGCTCTGTCATGGCTCGTTTGACAGACTCAGCGTGGAATGTCTCGTAGTCATTGTCGAGATACTCATCTTGCTTCTCATGGCTACCAAGCGTCAGAGCTTGTGCTACGGCCAAGTTGAAGCGATAGGCACGGAACATCTCTTTGGCCTTGTCTGATAGCTCAGAGAGGCTTACACGCTGTTCTACCCACCTTTTGGTCTGACCGAATCGCTTGGCTACTGAGTCAAAGTCCTCAGAACCGTCAGCAACAAGGGCTTGAATGACATCACACTCGTCAAGTGGATGCATATCCTCACGCATCATGTTTGCATGAAGGCCAACCTCATTGTCATTGGATTCTAGGATAATGCAGGGAACAAGTTGATCAGCTTTATAAACTTTTTTTAAAGCATCGAGGCGTCTGTTACCATCAATGACGTTGTAGCCTTTGCCATTTTCTACTACGACAAGATTGTGTAGCAGACCTTTGGCTCTGATTGAGGCGGCAAGTTGTGCAATGCTTTCTCTGCTAGACTTTACTTTGCGTACATTGTCAGGCGAATGCTTAAGTTGATTTAGTGGTATCTGTTGGTGCATCGGTTTCCTCCAATAGAATAGTTACGTCTTTGGCTTCTATGCCAGTAAAGAACTCAAAGGTCTTTTCGTCTGAGGCAGAAGCATAGACAGTTAGTGGGCAATCGTGCTGTCCTTGATAGAACTTGATTGCAACAAAGTTTGGGTCATCAGTGTACATGACCACTCTGGTACATTCTATAGTACCACTCATTGATGTGTACATTTTCATTTAGTCCTCCATACACGCCATGTGTCATCGTCAACTTTACGCATTGTGCTTTGCCAGCCTTGTCTGCGTATAGCTTGACACATAGACACAGCTTGGCTTTTGCGTACATCAACGCTATCACCAACAGTCATCTTTAATGCAACAGCACTAAACTGGCTATAGGCATTACGAGGTGGTATTGGTATATCGTTTCTAATTTCCATTTAATCCTCCATAATTTTGTCAGTCAGTGTCTTTGAGGCGAACGCAACGCCAATCCACAGGGGCGCACCAATCACTGAAACTAAGAGGGTCGGGTTGATGCCCATGCCTATCATCATCAACAT